CGGGTTGACAACCCAAGTATCTTAAGACTCAATTGATTGATATTACACGTTATTTTTATTCATGATGTCTATCCCCGACAAATTCCCCAACAAAGAAACTTATTCCTTGACTAAAACATCCCTAAAACTGAGCGAAAACCGGAAACCCTGGGGTGTGTTACGGGAGAGCTTTTGAGGCGGGCGGAGGCATGGGCCGTCTCTCTTGAAAAAATTAAAATTCTCTCTTGAAAAAATGAACTATCCTAAAAACCTTGACAAAAAAAGTTATCTATTATCAATAACTTGCAAGCGCTTGCAGATTATTTTTTTATTTGACAGCGAATTTTCAGACCCTAAAATTGATAGTATGGCAACGTGCTTGTATGAGCGAAACTGGCGGAGATCCGATTACAGTAGAACGATGAGGCGGAAAATCATCTGTTCTAAGGTCAAGAAGATTTTGAACAGGTCAATCACTTTCGCTGAAGAGGTACTCTTGCAGCAGGTAGCTACTTTGATGATCGAGGTGGACAGACAAGAACGGTCTTATGATAGTTCAAAGGCTATGCTTGATAAAAGCTATCTGTCAAATATCAATCGCCTTGATACCCTATTCATGAAATTGGGATTGATCAAAAAGGCCAAAAAGGCAAAACAAGCAGATAATCAAGAGTTTGATTTTTCAAAAGTCTTAAGTGATGACAGCTAAACAGCTAACATTTGAAGATATAAATTTTCTGAATCGGCGCAATCCGCTGAGCTAACAGCTAACAAGCGAGCGCGAAAGGATTCTAAAGGCGGGGATTCTCACCCAGACCCCTCATGGTCTCTGTCCCCGCAAAAGGGCGAGGTTCTTCCTTCTTTCTCCTCGCCCACCTCTTCAAAAAGCCCCCTTGGGAAGGGGGAGCCCGTACCAGGTGGAGGTAATCCCTCCAGGACTTCCCCTTCTCACCTCAGCAAACCAGGTCCAGGCAGAGGACACAAGAAGCCAAGCAATGAATCAAAGACATTCGATTTTTTAAAGAGGTGGCGTGTCGCCGGTCCCGTGGGTTTTTATAGCTGGTTGGATGACATTCAACCACGGATTTTGACTCGGTTGAATACCTATGAGATCTTTCACCCCACCCCAAAGCAGAAAAAACAGATTGATGAGATACTTGAAGTTGATGAAAACGGGAATTTCGTTCATTCCCTCTCTCTTCTGATTGAACCTAGAAGACACGGGAAAAGCTCAATCTTTGCCTTAATCATCCTGTGGCTTTTCACGAGTAGACAAAATTTCCTTGTGCAATTGCTGGGAAACACGGAACAGCATTGCAGACGTACCCAGTTTAGGACCTTCCAACGCATTATTGAGCACACCCCAAAGCTTTCTAAGCTCATCCCAGAGGATAATTTCTCTTCTTTTGAGGTCGTATTCCCTCCCTTGGGTAACACCATACAAATGTCAACGGGGGTGAACACAGCTACTTCATTCGGGGAGAAGGTCAACGTTTTATGGGTCTCCGATTTCCACGCGGCTATTGATTTAAACCCTTTTAATATTTATCAAAGCGCTTTGCTGGATTCTGAGAATTCCCTTTGTTTTATTGATTCAAACGTTGATCCCAATGACGGTCATGTTCATAGTCTGCAACGTGAGGCGGATAATGATGATTCTATGTTCTGTGAGCATATCTGCTACCGGGATTTTGAGGATTTTGCAAAAAACGCCCCTCCGTGGATAGACAGACAGAAGGCCAAAAGACTTGAACGGACCGCCCTTCCAGCGGATTTCAAGCGGGATATTTTAGGGCAACGGTCGGATGCGAAAAACGCCTTATTCCCACAAGAAATCATTGACCTGTGTAAGAGCGATTACAAGATCCCGGTTTCCGATATCTCAGCCCTAGCAAAGGGAAGAGCGTATAAGGTTCTGAGCGGTCTGGATCGTGGGAAGTCGCTGCTAGGGCATGACAATACGGTTTTCACAACGGTAGCGAAAATCGCCACGGATACCGGGGAGCCTGAGTTTTATCTTCTCAATCAACAGGTGATCGTTCCAAATACATCACGGCTCATCAAGAAGGCAATCCTGAGAGACCATCAACGATATCATTTTGATAATATGGTCCTGGAGAATTACGAAACCGTTGATTTGCAAAGTTGGGCCGTTGACCAGAAGATGCCCTGCGAGCTTGTCAGTGCGCATGACACGAACCAAAACATTGCTTTCCTTGAGCTATATCGCATAGCCAAAGAGGGCCGTCTGCATTTCCCAAGAGACATGAAAGCCCTTACCACTGAAATGCAAACCTTCACCTATAATCAGAAAAAAGGTGGGATGTACAGCTTTGGTGCCGATAGCAAAAACCGCCACAAAGATGACAGAATTTACTCCCTCGTGTGGAGTATCTTCGCGGGTAGAGAACAAGTTCTCAATATGTATACCGTCGGCAACATTCAATGCCTCAACAAGGGACCGAAACGGAATCTCTGTTTCATCATGAATCAAGATCCTAATGGTGCCTTGCTGCTCTGTAGAGCACGATGCGAGGCATACAAAGAAATTGAGCAGATGTACCAGAGCTATAAAGAAAGTCGCCTTGATTCAGACGAGACTATACAGGAATTTTTTGCAGAACGGGTGAAGATCGAAGGCGCGAGAATCTCACAGGCGATTTAATGAGGGGTAAAAATGCTGTTTCAAAATAGTGTACCGCAATTGTTTCAAAAACTAAATATTCAAGCCGATAGTGCGGAGAGTTTAGCAAGGAAAGAAGACACCGCGAAAAGGCTCAATTTCTACCATGACAAGCAGATTGAAAGACTAGAGAACCAGTTATCACAGCTGTTCAGTGATCCTTCTAACATGGTCAAGGTGGAACTGAACATCGTGAAAAAGATTATCCGGGCCTTGTGCCAGCTGTACCGGGTGGCAGCTAAACGGGAAATTGAGGGATCACAGAAAGACAAAGATGTCTTTCAGGCAATCAGTGAAATGAGTGCCCTAGATGTAAAACTCAAACAGGCTCACCGATACACCAAGCTTTTAAAGACGATCTTACTCCGCCCCATATGGAGAAATGGCAAACTTGATATTGACATCTTGACCGGGAACATCTTGGACGTGGACACCGGGGACAGTCCTGAAGAGCTTACCAAGGTCTTGATTACTGATTACGGCAATTCAAACAAGATTGAGGAGGTGGAATACTCCCTGTGGACCCCGGAAGAGTACCAGCGGTTAGACTATCAAGGCTATGTCATTGATGAGCAAGAAAACCCCTATGGTGTCCTTCCCTTCTTGCCTGTCTGGGACTATCCGCCTACGGGCTCAGAATTTTGGCTTTCAGGCGGAGACGATCTTATTTCCCTTCAAGAGATGATCAATCTCAAGCTCACAGACCTTTGCTATCTGATACGTCAACAGTCTTTTGGTGTGGGGTGGATCAAAAGCGGTAAAGGTGGCGGGTCTGTCCAGGCGGACCCCGGAACATTGGTTGAACTGCCCCTTGATAAAGATTCAGGCATAGGCTTTGAAAGTCAACAATCTGAAATAGGGCAAGTCGTGGAGGCCATAGACAGGCTCATCAAGTGGGCGGCTATGTCAAACGGTCTGAGTGTTTCAACAGTAGACACAAAAAGCACGAGGGAGTTTTCCGGTGTTGCCAAGCTTGTTGATACCCAAGAACTTCTTGAATTGCGTGAGGATGACAAAACCGTATGGCGGGCATACGAAAAGCAGCTGTTCAATCTCATCCGGGTAGTGTGGAACACCCACAACCAGAAAGACAAAATTTCAAGGGAATCCACCCTAACAGTCGATTTCAGTGACCCCAGGCCGATTATATCCCCGAAAGATCAGGCTGTTGCCTGGGAAAGTCAATTATCTATGGGCGTCATTTCGCCTGTGGATATCGTTTTAGAGCGTAATCCTGATTTGGGTACGCGCGAAAATGCCTTAGCTCATCTATTGCAGATACAAGAAGAGCAAAGGCAATTAGCAGAACTAGCGGACAGGTTACTCAAATAAGAGAGGTTTTATATGGCCTTAATTACTCATGAAAGACTTGTGAAGATCAAAGCCATAGACTGGGGCTTTTGGGATAGCTCAGACGGGTATGTACTAAACGATGAAGATGACTTTAAACCCTATATCGGGTGGCTTTACGGACAGGTAGTAATTGAAACAGATGAGTTTATCTCAATCACACAAGAGATTTTTTCAGACAAGAGGGCAAGGAAAATTACTTCAATCCCTAAAAGCGCAATTCTTGAAATTATCGAGTTTGAACGAAAGAAACAATGAATCTACCGCGCACCAGCGCGTAATAAATGGAGGTTTGAAAATGGCAGACGATAAGGATCAAAAAAACGACGTGAGCCAACACGATAAAAAGGATGATGTAAAAGATCATATGGTTCCTAAGTCTCGCCTTGATAGCGAGATCGAGAAGCGGAAAGGCGCGGAATCTGAACTGAAGGACATAGCTGAAGAGCTTAAGGCGGACATACCGGAAGAGTTTAAAGATTTGATCCCGGACCTACCGCCTTCAAAGCTTATTAAGTGGATACGGAACGCGAATGCAAAAGGGCTTTTCGATCCAAAGAATGAGAACGACGACACAAAGGAAATTGATAAGAAACGACCTTCTTCAAAGAAGGCCGAGGATTTAGACAGTTTATCCCCTTACGCTAAAATAGCGAGGGGATCGACCTGCTTCTGAGACAATGTCTCAATTTAAAGATTTATTACACTACCGGGCATGACTTGATTGGGGTTAACAATTAGGGTTATGAGATCATCTGTCAAGGGATTTTGTTTT